TGGTCTAAATGCTTGATGTGATGTACGGTTACAGCTGGTCGGAATCGTCCATACCGTTTGCAATCTTGGCAACAATAGCCATCCCGCCGCAGGATTGCCTGCCGTTTCCGTTTCCATGCCTTGGACTGATAAAACATTTCCATCGTCACGGCATTCACCACCTAACAAAATTGCCGATACAGGTATTTCCCTATATCGGCAAAATCCATATTATAATTGTATCATTTATTTACAAGAAAAACAACGAAATTTACTGCAAATCGCTGCAATTGTCTGCAAACTTTTGGAGTGCTTCTTGCAGCTTGTAGCTGATTGTACGTTCTGAATAATGCATATGATTTGCAATGTCCTGAACCTGCTCCATGTTTAAATATTTGCGGATCAGTATCGCTTCTGCGATTGGGTCTTCAAGCTGATGAATCGCCGTTTTAATTTCTGTCCGACACACTTCGACTACTTTCCGCTGCTTCTGGCACATCTGTTCTGCTTCCGGATCTTCTGCTTCATGCTTTTGCTTATAGTCTTCCAAAGCAGCTAATTTGATTTTTTCTTTTTCCAGTCTGGCAAAAAACACGTTTTCCTGACTGGTTTCTGCCTGTTTATCTTTCATCGTAATACTCCTTAATGCACCGGATTGCTTCATCAAATCCATAGCAGACCTTTGCAAGATAACCCTGCTCCGTCAATCGTTTCAGCCACGTCTTCTGGTTTTCGGATACTCTGCCCCGTTCTGCTTTCATTTCTATGTACAGACCGTGATGCTTTCCACGTGCAACCGGCAAACACAAATCCGGTACGCCAGACTTTACGCCAATATCTTTCCGCTGTTTGCCTTGTGCTGCATTGCATTTGATCTCATTCGGGATATGATACAGCAAATCTAATCCCGGATAGCGTATGCGATTGCTGGCATAGCAAGACCACTCCATAACGGTTCTCTGATGTTGATATTCTGTCATTCCATCCTCCATCCGTACAGAGCCGCTTTAAATTCCTCCGGATTCAGATTGCGTTCTGTGCGTTCCTGCTTGCATGCCTTAATAGAGGTAAACAAAATTGTCTGAATCTTCCCTTGTAAGCAGCCCTGTATCCATCTGCCGGAAGTGCGGTTGTAGATTCCGTAAATCGGCTTCCGTTTCTTCTTTTTTCGGATTCCAAACAGATTTTCCGTTTCTTCCGATTCAAAACGAAACATCTTTTCCATTTCCAATTCTTCCGGTGTAAATTCCGGCTTCTCTGTGAAAGGCGGTTTTTGTTTCTGAACGACTTTCCGGACTGTGTCACCGGACACGTGAAAAGTTTCTTTAATTTGTTCCGTGGTCATCGTCCCATTGAAATATTCGTCAGCAACTGCCTGCAACTTCTTTTCCTGCTCCAGCCAATGCATGATAATCGCATCTCGGAACGCACCCCGATATTTTTTTATGATCAGCCGTGTGTAATTGTATGACCGATGCAACTGCTTTGCGATGTCTTCGATGCATGCTTCATCCACATAGTAGCGATAAGCTGCTTCTGTCAGTTCTTTTTCTTTGCACATTTTGAGAGCTTCCTTTCATTTCTCTTAGTCTGATTTTTCCATCTCTTTGTTTAGGATTTCCGCTGCCTTTTCGGCGTTTTCTCTTGTTTCAAAAGCCACCAAGCTAAGCATGTCGCAATGAGAACTTGCGGTTCTGTTTAAATTGCCTCGTTTGTGGTCAAAATAAACATAAAACTTTAATCTGTCGTCTTTCCAATCCGGCACATAATCCGGACAGAGCATATCATGCAGCTGCTCAAGCCGTAACAGCAACCGCATTTTATCTGCGACTTGTTCGGCACGCTCTTCCGTGCGGAAATAGTTGCCGGATGGAATATTAACCTCGTCGATGTCGTTCATTTATTTCACAACCTCTCTGTTTAATATCGCTGCCACTTTATCAGCTGTTTCGAAGCTATCAAAATAAACCTCATAAACAGATTTTTCAGAATAAGTACAAGTGGAAACCATTTTATCTTTTTCACAGTCAAAATGAACTGCGATTTTCGGAGTGTCATGGTCATTCCAGTCTGGTTCAAATTCCGGGCAGAATTGATCGTGCAACTGCTCCAGTCGAAATAGAAATTCCAACTTCTTTGAAACCTGCTCCGCACGTTCTGCTGTTGCAAAGCAGTTTCCAACCATCATATAATCAAGATCGTCTCCTTCTTCAAAAATGCATTCAGTAACCCCATAAACGGCATCAACAGCAAAAAACGGTTCTCCATAGCCAGGCATCCAAAATTCTGATTCTGTCTGCTCCTGCTTCGTTGCCGCTTCTTTTTGCAGACTGTCCTGTGATGACGGTTTCTCTTGTAACATTTTCTTCAAGTCTGTCATTTCGTTTTTTATGATTTCGATTTCCTTTTGAATGTCTTGAATGTCACCCATTTTCGCCTTTCTATTCCTCAGTTTCACGTTTTCTTTCATTCTTTTCCTTTCTTTCTCTTCCTCTTTTACAATTGCATTTCTTCTCTCACAATTGCAGCATGGAAGAGAGTTTCTGTCTTTCTCATTAGACGGGCAATCTTCACCGCAATTCATGCCACTATGCCTCCTTTTCCCTGCTTCCAAATACAAAATCTTGATTTTTCCATCCTCCTTGAATGTTTGCTCTCGCAATCTCCAAAGCATGCACAGAGTTACGATAGCATTTATCACACTGCTTTTTGCCGTTATCAATATCCTTGCCACAGATTACGCAGTGGTATCCATCGCCAAACAGACACCTTGGTAACATCCCCATTTTCCGGTTCTTTTCCATGTGCCTTTTTGCATCCCGTTTTGCACACATCACGCATGCAACTTTACCAGATACCGCTGGTTTCTTTCCGCAATAGACGCAAATTCCAGCGGCTTTTCTGCTTTCATACATTTTTTTATGCCTGATGCTGTTTTTTTCTTTCTGCTCCGGTGTCATGTTTGCATTATATTTCCTGTTGTATTCAGCTTTCTTTTCGCTACATTCCCAACATTTCCTTTTGTGTGGTTCTGCTTCTCTTTGTCCGCACTCTACACAAATTCCATGGCTGGCATACCATTCACGTCTTATCATCCTTGTGTTCTTCATCCGGCAACACCTCTTCCAGCACATCTAAGCCACCATATATACGCAACTGCAACGCCTCAATCACAACAAAGTTGATATATGTGCCGATGTCGACAAAATCAACATATGTATCTGGGTCTGTATCTCTCTGACCAGCTGTTTTCTGTACCATTGCTTGCCGGATGATGTCCAGATGCTCTTTTAGTATCCTGACATCCTCTTTAGTGCAGGTGTTTTTGCGTTGCAGCTTTAAAAAGTTCCACATCGTCTGAAGCTGCCCTTGGTCAAGCTCTCTGAGATTGTGTTTTGCCATTATTTTAACTCCTCCCATGATTTTTACACTTTTTACCTTTGTTATAGCCAAACCATGTTGACCAATATCCCTGATGATATTTCCGATCCTGCACTGCCCAAATATAGATTGTCTTCAGCGGATTGTAATAGATTTTCCCGTTCCGCTTTCTTTCTTCGATTCTGTTTTGGTAAAATCTGTACGCATCTGCACCAAATTCCAAGATTACAGTGCGTTCGGTCAAATTCTCCGGAATTTCCACATACATTTTTATCACTCCAATCCCAGCAGCTTTTTCACATCGTCCTCATACCGCCATTTGCATTGTGTCCCGTCACAATCACTGTTGCAGCAGTGGCAGTATTCGTTTGCTAAACATTCTTCATACGGGCTATATTCCGCACACTCTTCAAAAAGCCCCTCTGCATCATCTGCTACTTTTTTCAGCATCTGTTTCAGCTTCTGGTTTTCTTCTTCCAGTTCGATGATGTATTCATCTTTGTGATCACAATGAACGCAACACAATCCGGAGATGTTTGCAAACGGGCTTTTGATGTCCTTATTAACTCTCCACTGTTTCGTTCGCTTTATAATCTGCTTCTGTTCCCCGTTTTCCTGCTCCAGTTCCTTGTTTCGCTGTTCGAGCAGTTCCACGGTTCGTTCCAGCGGCTGAATCGTTCCAAGCAACGTCTGTTTGATTTCATGCATTGGATTTTCATCGTAAGCACGTTTGTTCCATCTTGTTGCATATTCGCCGATACAGCCTGATTCAAGGCATGCATCGCCTGCTCCAATCGAAAACGGCATACAAATATCATCCAGAATGCAGGATTCCTCTTTATTTATGTCGTAATCTTCATGCAGGAAATACAAATAATTTCTCCGCTTTCCGTCCCTGCCTATCTGCACATCGTTATGAAACTGCATTTTCCGTCCGCAGAACGGACAAGGTTTCAGCCTGTTGCCAAGTGTTTCTATCGTTTCTCCAAGAGCTTGCTGCCGTCTGTTCCAGTCCTGACAAGCCTTGTACTTGTTTGCAAACCATTCTCCGGTGCTGTTGTGTACCCCATTTTCAGAGCAAAACAGCTTGTAGCAGTGTTCTGCTTTTTCCGGATCTATGTCGTAAATGTCATTGATTTTCGGCACAGCCCCACAAATTGCACAGGGCATCAGATGTTCGACCAGTTTTCCCATTTTTCATTTCTCCTTTTCATTTATATCAAAAGTCCACGCTTCGCAGGCGTGTAAAACACCTTTTCTTTCGGATGGTTTGCTGTATACGGTTCTGATAATGTGTTCCCCTGTGCAACAATTGCTTTCACGCCAAGCAAACTAAGCTGCACATAGCACATGTAGACCGCTGTCCAGTCTAAATCCTGACAAACCACATCCAGTACCCTTTGATAATTGATTCCCTTTTCCTGCAATACCTGTGCTGCGGCGATGACCATTCCACCGCTACCGCAGGTAGGCTCACAGAGCGAAAGCTTCTTGTTTTCGTCTATGGTATCTGGCAACGTCAGTCTTGCAGTTGCCAGACTGACACTGTACGGCGTGAAAAACTGTCCGGAATTTTTATTTCCGCCGATGCTTTCCATATAGACTTCACCCAGCACATCACCAAGCCCTTTTTTCATATGTAAGTATCAGCATTCCAGCCATTTCAGCCATTTTCATCCGTTCTTCTTTGCCGTATCTGTTCATCGTTGCAAGATACTGTTCTTCTCGTTGCTTCCACAGATTGTCGTGAAATATCTGCATACTGTTGCTGATCGACAGTGCAACACACTGTATCCAATCAGCAAACACCACCTGCGGAGCATATTTTCCGGACATCTGCTTGATGCAGGCTGCTATTTGTTTTTTCGTAAGACCACCCCTCATATCACATATTTGTCATGTGCTGCTTCCAAATCCTTTTCCGTCAGGTCTAAATACAGCTGTGTTGTTCCCAATTCTTCATGTCCCAGCATCTTAGAAACCTGCTCGATTGGCATCCCACGACGTAAAGCAAATGTTGCACAAGTACGCCTGAATCTATGGGCATGACATTTTTCAACGCCTGATCGTGCCCCAATCCTGCGAATCAGACTGGATAACGGATCTCTACCACCATGCCCATCCGGATTCACAAGTTGCTTATACCGATACCAATTCCCGTTTTTCAGCTTTTGAAGTTCTTTTGCTCGTTCTTCATTCGAAGTCCCTGCAACAATAGATGCCGGATTCAAATAAGGGTTGTCATCTTCTCGTTCTGAAAGGTAATTTTTTATAGCAAGTTGTGCCTTTGCGTTCAAGTACACATATCGTTCTTTCTTCCCTTTCCCGAAAATCAGGATTCTTCCGTTACTTTCAATATCTGAAATCTTGATTTGTGCAAATTCTGAGATTCGGCAAGCAGTCGAAAGCAGTACTTCAACAATCATTGTTTCCCGTGCATTTTCACATGCTCCACGAATCAATTCAACTTCCATTTCTGTAAAGGCAGCTTTTTTATTCTTTTCGCACTTGATTCTTGGGCATTTCAATGTTGGGGAACGCACAATCAGTTCTTCTGCTGCCAAAAACTTAAAAAATGAACTCAAATACCGCAAAAGCGTGTTGCAATAGCTCAACGAAACATGATCTCGCATCTGCTTAGTTGCCAAATAATAACGAATATCATCGCTGGTAACTTCATCCGCAGTTTTTCCAATCTCACAAAGGACTTTCCAAACTGTATTTCTATATTGTTCCAACGTCCTTTTCGTGCATCCGCAAACAGCTTTGGCAACGATAAACCGCTTGATATATTCCTGATTCTTTCCACCGTTGTATTCCACGATTGCAGTTTCTTTCTGCACAAGGTCGTACTGATAAAGTTCCCGAATCAAAATGTTCTTCACGATGTTTTCGCTGCCGCTGTACTGTTTGGACACCTCGAACACAATTTTGTTGATGATGTCATCCTTCTGCATCTTCCCATTTCACCCTCTGTCCGCAGTCCGCACAATACCGTGCTTGCTTGTCCGTATGCTGCAAGTTGCCGCATGCTCTGCACGTCCACCAAACATATCCATCCATCAGTGTAGATGTTTCCACGTTTTCCGGAACGTCTACAATGCCACGTCCCTGATTCAGCATCCACTGAACGATTTTATTTCTTCTCTCACTCATCGCTTTTCCCTCCATACGCTTTTGGAAACGGCATCCACGCCACGACATCATCCAGCAAGTCAATTCCAACATCGCCTGCTCGCATCACCACAAACCGCTTGTCAACCGCCCAATACTGTGCAACACACACTTCCCGGAATCCGGTCAGCTTGTTGTAGCGTGTCACCAATAGCGTTCCGGATTCCTCCGGCGGTTCTTCTGCAACCGGCGTCCATCCCATCGCAGAATCCACATCATTCAGCAGGCTGCACGCTTCATCAATCGCTGCATCCCATCCCTGAAAATATGCTTCATCTGCATCCGCTCCGCCGATGTAGTCCAGCATCGCATACACTTCCCGGCGGCTGACGTAATCATCCGGAATCGTAAAGTCCAGATTCTTGTACTGCGTTTCGATGTAGTCTTTCATGATTCTTTCTCCCTCTCGCTCATTATTTTAAAAATCCGGCACAGTCTGCACAATACAGACCGCCGTTTGCTGATTTCATAAGTGGCACACCGCTGATGTTGCAGCGGCAGCACTGCTTCGGTATATCGTCCGGAGCAGGCATTGGCTGATTCCAGCAGTATGTGCAAAGGCTTGTCCATGTGCTGCCCCGTCCCTTGTCGTCCTGCTCACACAGCCCCTTTTCACAATGCAGAAAAGGTTGACTGCTTGGGCAGCCATCCACACCGCCGATCGCTTCCTCATGCACCATGTACGGTTTCTTTTTCTTCATGCATTCCTTCAAGGTCATGCTGCTTCGCTCCTCTCTGTATATCCTTTGCAAAGGCAATCAGATTGCCCAACTTTACGCATAGACGCTCCGCAGCCTGAATGACATCATCCACGCATCCGACCTCATTCAGCAAGACCAGCCGTTCAGACTGTGCTGCCAGCTCAATTGCCATGCTCAGAAGCTGCCGTCTCTTCGGTACTTTCACTTCTTTTTTCTTCTTCATACGTCTTCTCCTTTCGGAATCCGTTCCAGTTTTGCCCCTGCTTCGGCAGTCCGAACATCCACCTTGTGATTGTGGATGTCAAAAGCAACCTTAATCATGACAGCCAAAGTAAGTATCAAAAAGCATCTGATCATCTTTCCTGCTCCTTTCCCATTTCCGGCGGCATTTCGGGCATAAATACCAGCCCGAAAACTGCCAGGATACATTCCGCATACTTGTATCCATTCCGGATTTCAATTCGTGGCGTTCCGTATGGGCGTTTCTCTTTCGCTATCGCTTACCGCCGCCCGTAGTTCTGCGGCGGTGGCGGTGCTTGCTCGTAATACCCATCATAATATCCGCCCTGCGGTGCGTTGTAGCCG